GTATTGGTGAGCTTTCCGAGTGCCGTGCTCAGTTCGTCGCTGCGTTCCTGCAGCTTGCCCATGCTGCCTGAGGCGGAATCGGTGGCGGGGCTGATCAGGTCCTTGCCTTTGAGGACAAGGTTGATGATGGAATCTTTGAGGGCCATTCGTTTTGTCCTGGGGTTAGTTCAGGCCGGTCCTGCGGGCGCTGAACCGGATTATCGCTATCACCCGTGCTTCCGGGCAGTAGCATCAAAACACAGGAGGTCGTTTATATTAAAATAATCTTAGCACGTATTTTGCTTTAATCTTCAAAACAGCAAAATCAATAATTATTTATCCTTTAAAAACATCATGTTGAATTGGGATGCAAAAAGCGTACACAGTAAATTCACTATATTTCTAAATGGAATATATGAGCCCCGGGTTGCCCGGGGCCGTGGGTGGGTTTAGGCGGCTGCGGCGGCGCGGCTGAAGAACTTGGATTTGCCGGCGGCCTGGATGGTTTCGTCCGCCAGCACTTCGCCTTCGATTGTGAATGTTGCAAAGCTGTCCGAGATGAGGCCTAGGCCGGTGGTCGGTGATGGCTTCCAACGGTGTACTTTCACGGTGACCGGTTTGCCTGTGGCGTCGTTGATGCCATCGAGCACCACGCGCACTTCGGAGCCTGATTCCACCAGGGCTTCAAGCACATTGGTGCCCTTGTTGTTGTAGTCCACATGGAGAATTTCAGCATCAGTGATGGCTCCAGTGCTGAGTACCTTAATGCCAGCAGCCGTGACTTCGTAATCGGTTCCCTCCACATACGTGGTTGTGTCTGTCTCGTCTTTGACAGTTACGGTGGTTGCCGTGTCGGTGGTGTCGATCATCTTGGCGGTTTCGGCCAGGCCGCCAGCAACCGCTGTGACACTTTCACCAGGGACTGATCCGGCGGCAACAACATCAACAATACCACGCAGGGCAAGGCCCAGGTTTTCGTTAGAAAAGTTGGCCAGCTCCATGCTGAGTGTGACCGATGTGATGTTGGTCACTGAAGCGAAGTTGCCGCCGCCGCCCCGGTAGTTTCGTTGTGTCTGGGTGTCTTGCTCGATGGAGAAGTTCACGTTCGAGCAGTTGCCGACATCGCGGCCATTGATGTAAACAATGCCAGCGCCGATGTAGGCTTCGTTGATTTGTTCAGCCATGGGGTTTTCCTCTTAGGTCGTTGGGTCTGTAAGGTGTTCTGTCCAGTCGATTTCGAGCAGGACAGAGACGGAGCAGGAGCGGGATCCGTCTTCTGGTGGGTCGATCACTCGCCCCAGGTACTGCACCTGGACGATCAGACCGGCGTTATTCCGGCTTTCGAGTGCCGGGAACAGGGATTTCTGGATATCCGCGAGTAGAAAATGGGCATCATCGAGTGGGTTGATCGGGTCGGCCTGCACCCATCCTTCGATGGTTATGCTGAGTCGGTTTTGTACCAGGCCCGGACCCACGCGCTTGATGACCTCTTCGTCGCCCTCGTGGATGATGAGCAGTGGGAAGGTTTCATCTTTGCTGATGCGTTTGCGCCCTCTGCTGATGCGCTGGCCGGCGTTGGTGTTGTAATCGGGTTGCTGGATTTGTTCGAGGGCTGTTTGCAGGGCCTTCACTACTCTGAGCGCTTTTGGTTCCATAGTCAGGCTCTCCGGTTGATCTGGTCTTCGAGCTTCTCCTCGAAGATTTCCGCCAGCCGGGCGGCGTATCGGTCGAGCCGGCCGTCATCGCGCACGTACTTGAACGCGGCAGCGACGCTGACACCGTGAGCCAGCACTGGCTTTTTGAGACGGCCACGGCTGGTGATGGTTTTCATCGGCAAAGGCCTCGCCGATTCGGGGTTAACAAAGCCAGCCGCCACCTTCCAACCACCGAACCAGCGAATCAGGATCCGGGCCCGGGTGGGATGGCCGGCAGGTTCCGGGCGCCAGGTGTACTCGGTGATCGGCAAACCTTGGCTGTCGGGGATGATGCGGGCTTCTGATGCCGCTCCTTTGGCCCGGCTGACTCGGATCCTGGCCCGCACCAGTTTCTTTTTCAGGCCGGTACCGGCGCTTATGTCTTTAACGAAACCTCGCTTGAACTCCGTCGCGGCCGCATTCAGCGCGTTGCGCTCCGCTCGGTCCACCTCCCTGGTCATGGCACCGAACAATTCAGCCAGGCGATCAGCGCCTTGGGTCTGTAGCGTGTAACTCATGCTGTAAACGCCGTAATGAGGCCGTCGTCTCCGTCCTCGGCCAGACCGGTGAGAATGTATTCGGTACCGGCTATCAGCACCTTGTCACCTGGTTGCCAGGCGCCGGGCAGTTGATGGCTGGGGGTTTCAATCCGATATCGGAAATCCATCAGCTGGCCATTCATTCCGACATAGGGGGTGTTCACCGAGGCGTGAGCCAGGACCGGGGTTTCAGTGCCGTTGACCGCCTTATAGGTGGCCTCGGTACCAACCAGCCTGGTACAGCTGAGGTGCATCTCTTTACCCATGGCAAACCGGTCGCCGGCGGCATCAATAACCAGGGTATAACCCTGGCCAGTCAGTACCAGCCCAGGGCGCAGGTCCGAGCGCGGACGAGTGATAATTTTGGTTTGGGCGCCTTCGCGCAGACCGCTGGCTTGCCCGGCGTCCAACGGTGGGCGAACGTCGGCCCAGAGCTTGCCGATCTCTGCGCCGGCATCAAGGATGGACAGGCGAGTGCGCAGGAGACCAGCTCTCATATCACTCTACCCGGTCGTACTTTTTCAGTCGCTCGTACTCACCCCGGGTCATTTGCATGGTTTCGCCAGCTTCCTTGCAGCGGCCACCGCGGCAATGGCGGGTTTTCAGAACAGCCTCGATCATGCCGGACTTGGTTTTCGCGCCGGCCTGCTGGTCAGGAATTTGGGCCTGCTTGTCACTGCCGGTGCTCTCAGCATCCGCCGGGGGCTCGTTGGTTGCTTCAGGCTGCGCCGGATTGTCGGTGGCTGCCTCAGGTTGGTCGACGTTCTCAGGTTCCACCTCCGGCTCGGTGATGGCTTGATCCTGCTTGGCTTTGCTGGGTTTGCGTGCCATGAGCTATGCCTCGCTATGCAAAATGAAAGTGGCGGTACGGCGAAATCAGGGCCTCGACAGCCATGGGCAGTTCAGATGTGATGGTCCCGATCACGACGCTTTCCCGGTTGGCATACCAGTGACCGATCAGCAACAGCATGGCCGCGGTGATGTCGTCATCGAGCACCAGGGCGTCATCGTCAGTTATCTCACCGGTATCCGGATCTTTGGGGATCTCCTCCGCCGTGGCGTAAAGCGTGCGGCCGATACGATTTTCGATCAGTCGCTGGGCGGCAGTTGAGTAGGTATCGAGTAGCGTGTCTTCTTCGACGAAGTCCGGCTCGAGCCGGACGTGTTGCTTGATAATGTCCAGCTCGAGCATGTTAGCTCCGTGAGGTCAGGGGCCGCTCAAGGCGGCCTGGTTGATTAAGTGGCAGCGCCCTGCAGAGCCTTGATCGCGGCAGCATCCTGCAGCACGCAGTCGAAGCGGTGGAAGGCGAGGAAGCCGGTCTGGTCGAAGTCGGCATAACGCTCTACCAGGCGTTTCAGCACCATGTAGCGCACTCGGCGGATGATGAACTGGGCAAAGTCGCCGGCGTACATGAACTTCGCGTTGATGCCGATATCGGCAATGCCCTGGTCCACGAAGTACGGCACGTTGAGAATGGTGGCCGGCGCTGCTCCGGATACCGCAGGCAGCCACAGAGGCCGGCCCTGCAGGTCTTCCATCTCGGTCATCAGCTTCAGCGTGTTGTCGTTCAGGCCAATTCGGAAATTGGACGGACGGCGGTAAGCCGGGTCGACGCTATGGATCAGACTGTTGACTTCCTGCCAGCTGAATTCGGCTGAGCTGGCCGCGGTGGTGGTTCCGGTAACGGAGGCCTGCAGGCCGGTGGGCTGCTCCGGAGTGCCAGCACCGGTACCCTGAACCAGGAACTTGGCTTCACCTCGGCCCAGGCGTGAACCGATGCGGCTGGCCAGGAAGCCCTGGATGTCGATGCCGGAATCGTTCAGCAGCTCGTTGGAAACCCGGATCACCTTGGAGCTGAGTTTCTTGGCGCCCAGGTTCTTGATGCCGAAGATCACATCGCCTTCGGGGGCCTGGGAATTCTCACCGATCAGCTCGCCTTCTTCAGCGGTACCGTCAGAGGTGGGCCACTCCAGGGTATGACCGCTGTCGGTGGTGAGGATCTGGGCAACGCTGGCCAGGCCGCCATAATCCTTCATGGCCTCGTGGATGCGATTCAGCATCTCGGTAGGCACGGTGTAGCCGCCGGCGGTGTCGGGGTCGGTGGCCTGAGCGCGCATCTCACGCAGGATCTGGCGCTGCTCGGTAGACATCTCGCCCATACCCTGGCGCAGGAATCCGTCAAAGGCCTGCGCGCGTTGCTCATCGATGGACTGTCCGCCGCGCTCCTCGTCCTCAATGATTTGGCGGTGCTCGTCCTCGTTATCTTCAACGAAGCGCTGGTCGGCATCGCGGAGCGCTTCCTCGCGCTTGATCTGTTCGTCGAAGCCATCGAGCTTCTGTTTCCAGTCGTTCCACTGGCTGCGTTGCTCGTCAGTCCAGGTGTTGTCGCCGATCTTGTCATGCAGGTTGCGCATGTTCCGGGCGAGCTCGTTGTACGCTTGCTTCAATTCATGGAGTTTCATAGTGCTGTGCCCTCCGGGGCGGTCATAGGTTCAGGCGTGGATGAGTTCAAGGAAGCGCTCGCGGGCGCGGCGCTCATTAACGGCTCGCTGTGTAAGATTCTGGATCTCAGCACAACGGGCCTCGAGGGAGCGCTTCGCAGCGCCCGCATCCGGATAGGCCGGGTAGGTCACCGGCGAGACATCGAGCAATCGGCTGAATCGGTGAATCGTTCGCACGATCAGGCCGTCGTCGTCTTCTCTCCATTCGTCGCCATCAGGCGCAACCCGGAACGCAAAGCTTGATCCGGTGATGTCGCCCCGGGACAAAGGGGCCAACACCAGGTCACGAACGGACTGGGTGTCTGGCGGGTTGATGTCGTAGCGCAGGCCTTCAGCGTCAACTGAAAGCTCCAGGGTGCCGCTGATCGTCCGGCCCAGCACGAAGTTGGGGTCATGGTTGAACAGGGCGCGGACGTCATCGCCCAGGACGTCATCGAAGGCGCCCGGGGCGATCTCTTCTTTGAACATTCCCAGGATCATTTCGCTGCGCTTGTTGAAGACTGCGCCATGCCCGACGATGCGGGCCGGCTGTCCTTCCTCGGTTTCTTCGGCACGCACCTCACACAGAAGGGCGCGCTTCTCGACTTCGCTCATGAGGTGGATTCCTCGTCATCGTTGGGGGTGGCGGATTGGTTCAGGGCGCTGAGAGGCTGGGCGTTCACGCTGACCAGCATTTCGTCCAGGCCTTCGCGGGGATTCATGTCCTCGAGCACACGGGCTTCGTTTCGGTCCATCCAGCCATCGTTGATCGCGGCGTGGTAGAACTCGGCACGCTCTTTCGCGGTACCGCGGAGCAGTCCGGCGAGATTGAACTTGCAGTAGTACCCGGCTGCCCGCTCGGCTCGGGTGAATACCCGGCGGTTGATCTCCTGCTCCCAGTTCACAACCCAGGGCATCATGGTGTGCCGGACAAACTGGATGGCCTGCTCGCTGATGTTGGAGAAGGTGGCCTTGTCCAGGTCATTGATCATGTGGGCCGGCACGTTGAAGATGCCCGCGACCTCGGAGCGGTTGAGCTTCCGGGTTTCCAGGAACTGGGCATCTTCTGGAGGAATCGTGATCGACTTGTAATCGAGATCCGCCGGCAGCATCAGCGTCTTGTTCTCGCTGGCCTTCAGTCTGGAAACCGTGTTGTTCCAGGCGGCTTTCAGGCGCTCCCAGCTGTCCTTCTGCAGGGGGTTCTTGACGGTGACCAGCCCGGTGGGGCGGCCGCCGCCGGTGAAGAAGTCCTTGCCGTATCGCTGGGCCGCCAGCCCCAGGCCAATGGTTTCGGCATGTTGCCGAATCAGGCTTTTACCGGTACGGCCGTCAGAGCCCAGGGCGCGGACGTGGATCATGTCCTCGAGGGCGACGGCTCGACTGCCTTCGTCTTCTTCGGTGACGGCATACAGCCAGCGGTTTCCATTTTTGACCAGCTGAGTCTGCCAGGGCCGCCGGGTGACCAGCTCACGAAGTTCGCCCCGAGGGCTGCGGATGGTCTGGGTATAGCCGTTGCCCCAGCCGAGGACGTGGCTCTGCTTGGTTTCCCTCCACTTGTAACTGGTCTGCCACTCGTTGGGTTCGTCGTGCAGTAGCCAGTAGGCCGGGTGATCCTTGGCGGCCTCGATGTTGTCGCCCTTCTTGCGCATCACGTGCAGCGGTAGCTGTCCGATGGACGAGGACAGGACATACATGCAGGAGTAAACCGCGGACAGGGTCATGGCGGACTGGTTGTCTACCTGGATGCCGATGTTGGTGTCGAAGTACTCCGCCAGGTTCTGGCCCGTCAGCGGTGTATTCGGATCCTCGAGTGATCGGGATTCCGGGGCGAACAGAGACTCCAGCATTATTTCTTCCCTCCGCTAGCACTGCGCCTGGAAGCACGGGCAGCTGCCAGAGCCATGACCAACATGAGCCCGCCAGCAGCGATAAGGGCATCAGCCAGGCCGAATCTGAGATACAGGCCATAGGTCATCGCCCCGAAACCGGCAAGGCCCAGGGAGTCAATCAGATAAGTGCGCATTTACATCACCAGGATGTCGTCGTCAGAAAGGGTATCCAGTACGCTTTCGCCTACTTGGGCGTTCGCTAGTGCGCGGCCTAAGGCCATAATGAGAGCCACCGCGCCATCGATTTTGTTGTGATCGCCCTGCTTGATGGGGCGGACCACGTCGTCATTGCCGGGCAGGTATTTGCCAACCACGTTCCCAACACACCAGGTCATGACCGGATTGCCGTCATGGTGGAACCGGCCGGATACGATCGCGGCCTCCAACTCCTTCATGCCGTCCGACATGTTGGTGTAGTTCTGAACCATCGTGATCGGGTTCAGGCCCTCGTCGTCCAGCTGGTGCGAGAGGTTCGCGGCGCCGTGCGGGTCAATGGGTGACTCCTGCGCCGGCGTTTCCAGGTTGGCTTCCTTGGCACATTCCAGGATTTCCCGGTAGTCCACCTCGCTGCCGTCTGTCGCGTCCAGGTGCTTTGACTCGATCCAGCCCTGGTAGCGCTCGCAGATCCGCCGATCCTCGCCGTCGAAGGCAGTGTCTTCCGGTACCCAGAAGCGCGGCCCGACGCTGTAGTAATGGGTTTTTCCATCGATCTGGCGACTGAAAACCCGGGCCATGCTGTTCATGTCCAGCTTTCTGGCCAGGTCGAAGGCGAGGATGCAGTCTTCACCGCGGAACTGGTCGATGGTCAGCGACCGGTCCTCGCACTTTTTCCAGTCCTCCATGTTGAAGAACCCCTCTTTCGAGGAGACCCACACATTGAGGTGCTTGGTCTTGTACTTGTTCGCCAGTCGGGCCCGGGCCACTGCCTTGTCGCGCTGGCTTTTCAGGTAGTCGAGCTTTACCGAGACGCCGGCGTTTGGGTTGGCCTTGAGGATCGCCTCGTCGGTTGTCCAGTCATCGCCCGGGTCGATGGTGTAAATGATCGCGAAGAGCTCGTCATCCTGGCTGGTGCCTTCCAGCATCTCGATGGCGCGTTCCCGCATTTCATAGCAGGGTCCGGCGATATCGAAACCGGCGGTGGTGATCACCCACATCAGCGGCTGCGACCGGGCGCCCATACCGGTGATCATCGTGTCGTAGAGCCTGGAATCCGGGTGCTCGTGGTACTCATCCACGATCGACATCGAGGGGCTGGAGCCGTCGCCCGGGTCACCGATCACTGGCTCGAACACACTTCCGTCGGCCCGTTCCAGCTTCTTTGCCCAGGGCACAATGCCGAACCGCCGGCGCAGCCCGGGCAGCTTCCGGGCCATCTTGAGAGCAGGGCGGAACACCTCCCAGGCTTGTTTCTCGCTGGTGGCACCACAGAACACCTCGGCGCCGTATTCGTTGTCAGCACAGAAGGCATACAACCCGGCGCCGGCCACCTTGATCGACTTGCCGTTTTTCCGGGGGACCTCTTCGTAGACCTCACGGAACCGGCGGAGCTTATCCTTTTTCCGGATC